AGACGGAACAGTAGCAATAAATGGTACACCTAGCGGATTAAATCCTGGAAATGTATCAACTGGCGGCGCTAACGTTACTACAGATATAATAAGAGCCGCCCAATGGAATGCATTATTCAATGACATCCAAAGACTGAGTTATCATCAATTAAATGCGGCTCCTACTTTTAATGGTACTGCGTTATCTACTTATATTGATGATACTACTACATATACGACACATGTAAGCGATACTGAACGTTCTTATTATCTATTAGTCGCGCAAGGACTTACTAGTTCTAATTCTGTAAATGTAGGCGGGGTAACCTATCCGGGTTGCTATGCTGATTCTCATCCTAGCCAGCGAAGTACGGGAACCACTTATCAAAAATATAGTCCGCCTTTGGGAAATCCCGGAACTGCGATTACATATGGAACTTATGTTACCCATACGATTACCTGCACATGGACTAATTATGCCGCAGCCAAATCTTGGTTTAATTCGGGAAGTTATCTTTATTTCTCAGCATCATTGACGTCCCCAGATACTAGTCAAGCCGGCGACGTCGGCACTATAGAATACGATTGGCAACAACTACTATCAGGATCCAGCGGAATGGGAACAGTTTATTTCCGCAACTCTGGAACTACATCATCTACTTACAATTCCGGAGCTAGCACCAATTTAGGATTCAATTCTGTTAATGCTAGCGAGCAAACAATTTTTACAAAACAATTTACGGACACGCTATATCTTGCTGATAAAGTAGTAGCTACAGTGACTGGTAATAGCTCAACACCAAACGTATTAACATTTAAATTTTATTATTATAACAACTATACTACCACAGGCGATCCGACTAACCAAGGCCCGCGAGCAGGAAGAACTTTTAGTAAAACCTATAATGTTGATGGATTGCTGACTACTAATGCATCAACTATCTACGCAAGTGGTTCATATGTTTCTGCAACGGCTTACAACCCTAGTATAGCAGTTAGCTAACCACTATCATCTCATCCTAACTTCTTGACAAGATAACTACAGTAGTGTAACATTATACACTACGGAGTTTATTATGGATGAAAGAATCGAAAAAGCATTTGCAGTAGCCAATTATGCCTCTACTTTGTCAAATCAGCGCAGAGTGATTTCGGAAGAGTATAATCAAAAATTAGTCTATTATGTTAATGGTGCAACATTTAAAGTTTCACCTGACTTAATAGCATTTATCAAAACTATCCTAGATCTAGGACATACTACAGACATTCCATTTTTAGACTCTAATAATTTTCCGGTAGTCATAGAACACGTTCCGGATTTTTTAGATAATATTGTGTCTGTATATTTTGAAGCACTAAATGAATATACTGTAAAATATTCGGAAATTAAAAAGAAAAGAAAAATAGCAGATATCGTTGAACTATGACCACAGGTGCAATAATATTCGCTCAAAATAATCATGCAGTTGATTATATTAAGTTAGCTGTCTATGCCGCTAAACAAGTTAAAAAATATTTAGATATTCCAGTAAGCATAATAACAGATAATTCAACATGGTTATCTGATAACTATCCGGATCATCCGTTTGAATCTATCATTGAAATAGATATTCCTGAGCAGAGACAAAATCGATTATATCACGACGGTACAATCTCCTCACAATTCTCTGAATGGAAAAATTGGAGTCGTAGTCAAACGTACGATCTAACACCATACGATCGAACACTAGTGTTAGATAGTGATTATATTATAAATTCTAAATTACTACTTTTGTCTCTGAATAACGATCATGATTTTCAAATATATAGTTCTAGTTCAGATTTAGCTGGCTGGCGAGATCAATCTTCGTATGCTAGGATTAATGAATACAGTATTCCCTTTTATTGGGCTACAGTTTTTATTTTTAATAAAACTCCGATCGTTGAAAGTTTTTTCATATTAATAGAGTATATAAAACATAATTGGGTATATTACAAAACTCTTTATAGTATTACATCACACACATATAGAAACGACTTTGCATTTAGTATTGCTGTACACATAATGAATGGTAAGACCAACGGAGATTTTGCTACACCTCTTCCTGAGAAAATGTTATATACAAGTGATAAAGATTTGTTAATTGGTATAGACGATAATAAATTAAAATTTCTTGTAGAAAAACAACAATATTTTGGTGAGTATACTGCAATAAAAACTACAGGTTTAGATGTACATGTGATGAATAAATTTAGTTTAGAACGTATCATTGATGGAGAATCTAATGAGTAAAGGATTCGTAGTCTTTGCACAAAATACCGATACAGTTGACTACATAGCCCAAGCCTATGCGTTAGCATTAAGTATAAAACATAGCCAAACAGAAGTTAATAATATATCCTTAGTTACTAACGAGCAAGTATCTAAAAAATATCGTAAGGTATTTGATCAAATAATTCCCATACCCTGGTTTGAAGAAAAATCTATTAGTCCGTTAGCCGCAGAGCATCGTTGGAAGTTGTATCATTGTACTCCGTATGATGAAACTATAGTGTTAGACACCGATATGCTATTATTAGAAGATATTTCGGAATGGTGGCATTATTGTAGAAATTATGATGTTAAATTTTGCTCTCGTATAAAAAATCATAAATTAGATTCTGTTATTGATCTAGTTCATAGAAAAACATTTAATGCAAATAAATTAACTAATCCATATTATGCATTGCATTACTTTAAAAAGAATGATAGAGCACTTGCATTTTATCGAGTTTTAGAGTTTGTATGCAATAACTGGGAATGGTGTTATACTAAATTTGCTCCGGATTTTTATCAGAATTGGCTTAGTATGGATTTAGCCACTGCTATAGCTATAGAAATTTCTGGGGAGTATTCTTATTCAATAGATAACTGTAGTCCTCTAGAATTTATCCATATGAAAATACCACTACAGGGTTGGCCTGCTAGTGCAGATAAATGGCAAGATACTGTTCCATGGGTACTAAACAGTCGAGGTGAATTAATAGTAGCAAATATAAAACAAACAAAATTATTTCATTATGTCGAAAAGGATTTTATAACAAAAAGTATCTTACAACAGCTAGAGGCGTTATCGTATGAGTAGTAATTATATTGTTCCTCACGTACAACAATACTGGGTCCATTACGATAAAAAGACAGGGGTTATACGTTGTATTTCAAATGAGCCCACTCAATTAGATGAAGCTAGTTTAGAAATTACACTTGAAGAATATTTGCCATTTGTAACTCATGAAAAGAAAATGACAGATCATATTGTAGGATATGCAAGATCTGTTGACGGTACATCAAAGAAAAGTATTATACAGATAGCGGAACAGCTTTATGGATTTCGGAATAATATTTTTGAATGGATCAACCAGCCTCCTAAGAAAAATACAGAGATGGTAGTAACATGGAATGGAGTTGAAAAGAATTGGAAATTTTCATTAAGTAAAAAAGCACAAAAAAGATTAGATGGAGAAGTTGTAACTAAAACAATCTTTTTTGTTATGTTAAAAAATGATTTTGATTTTCTAATAAGAAATATAGTAATTGATGTAGAAACTCTAATCAAGCAAGGGGATGTAGTAATACCATTTACTAGCAACTTAGAAAATAAAATCGATAAAATATCAATATCCTCGCAGATATTTTTCGAAAGTTACGGATTAAAAATTCATGAACAAAATTAAAATTATTGAACAAGATATTATATTTCTCAGCTATGATGAACCAAATGCTGAAAAGAATTATGCAGATTTGCTAGCAAAAGTGCCTTGGGCAAAACGTGTACATGGTGTTAAAGGTAGTGATGCCGCACATAAAGCCTGCGCCGAATTAAGTGAAACAGAATACTTTGTTACTGTAGATGCAGATAATATTGTAGATCCTAAGTTCCTAGAAGTTGAAATAGATTTAGATGCACTCGGACTTACAGAAGATAATGTGTTTAGCTGGTGTGGTAAGGTGCATGTTAACGGACTTATGTATGGTAACGGAGGTTTAAAATTATGGACACGCAAGTTTGTTAGCGAAATGCGCACACATGAAAATGCTTCTGTAGAGGATACTAAAGGTCGAGTAGAATTTTGTTTTGATGATCGGTATTATCAGTTCAATGAAAATTATAGTGAAAGTTTTACAAACGCAAGTCCATTCCAAGCATGGCGAGCAGGATTCCGTGAAGGCGTAAAAATGTCTTTAGACCAAGGTGCTAAGACAAGAGATCTTAAAAAGATTTGGTGGCAAAACTATCATAGATTATTAGTTTGGTGTACTGTAGGAGCAGATGTCGAGAATGGAATTTGGTCTATATTAGGTGCTAGAGAAGGGTGCTATATGACTATGTTCACTGATTGGGATTATGCCAATGTTCGAGATTTCGAATGGCTAACTAATCATTGGGAAACTACGCATGAGCAAGCAGAGCCAGAAAAGATAACTGAATATATTAATTTTTTAGGTAATTGGTTGATGAAACACAGCGAACTAGAAATAGCTAATTTGGATCCAGCCGGTAGTAAATTCTTTAAGACTCTTTACCAAAATACTCCTAGAATTATAAGAAGAAGATAATGTACGATATAGTATTCATTTCATATAACGAGCCAGACGCTGATGAGAATTTCGCTAATCTAAAAGAACGGTTTCCTAGAGCAAAACGTATTGACGGAGTTAAAGGAATACATCAAGCACACATAGCTGCCGCTAAGAAATGTTTTACTCGTATGTTCTGGGTAGTAGATGGCGATGCTGTTATACTAAATGATTTTAATTTTGATTATAAAGTTCCAGACGATGAATTAGATATTGTTCATGTTTGGCGCAGTTTAAATCCTATTAACAATCTAAGCTACGGGTATGGCGGAGTAAAACTATTACCGAAACAGCTTACTGTAAATATGGATACAACTACTACTGATATGACTATGAGCATCAGTAGTAAATTTAAAGCAATGCCAGACTTGAGCAATATCACTGCTTTTAATACTGATGAATTTAGTACATGGCGTAGCGCATTCAGGGAATGCTGTAAACTAGCAGTAATTAATAATGAAGAGTCTTTGACTAGATTAGATGTATGGTGTCAGCTGAATGATAATGCACCTTACGGATCTTATGCTCATATTGGTGCGCTTGCCGGCAAAAAATATGGTCAAGAAAATGCCTCTAATAAAGAGGCATTGGTTAAGATAAATGATTTTAATTGGCTAGAAGCGTTGTGGCTAGAGGAAAAATCTCAGCTATCACCCGAGCACATGCAATAGCAACTTCTTGATGTTCTTTCTGTGTACCATTTGATGAACGTAGTTCAATAAAATGAATCCAACTGCGCAGAGTACCATTCATATAAATTCTACTTTCGATTAAGCCTTCTGGCAATACTGCACGAGCCTGTTCCTTAGCAATACCTTTACTAATAGCCCACTCATATGCATCGCGAGACTGTTTGATAACTAGCTCTTGCATACGCTCCCATTGATAGGCAAGAAAACGATCTTCATCGTTATTATGTACATCTAAGTCTATGCTGTTTTGTCTATTTTTGGTATCTTGCTTTCGTGCATCTCGCAATACAAACGACAAGTCTTTAGTAGGGTCAGCATATCGCTGACTGAATTCTTGGAAACTAAAACTTCTGTGTCGCAGGATTTGACGGGCGATATCTCTTGTTGTGGTGATTTCGATACAGGCACTGACCATTTCAAGCGGTGACCAGTGCTGGTGTTTGATGAGGTATTGGATGAGTTTTGCTGATGTTTCGGTGTTAAGTTGGTTGCTTGGGTTGGACACACGGGCGCAATACGCAATGAGTTCCTGTGCATCTTGGATACCAATATCTGCAAATTCCTGTGTGGGTTGGGAGTAACTGAGTAAACGAACATGCATTATTTATAACTTCTTTTTCTTTAAAAATTGCTGAGTTAATTTTTCCATATCTTTTCGGATACAGTCCGTGTCCAACTTAAAGTCAACATCAGTGATGCGATCTTCGTAGTCCTGGCATACTTCCGCTAAATTCCTTTCAAAGGAACCCCAACCTTCGCGGCGTGTTTTTGCTGTAATTTTTATTTCCCAAGTTTTGCCATCCTTAAAATTGATCAGAACGGTATGGAGATACCTAAGAGGCATCACATTTAAATGAACCTCACCAAATACTTCTGGCCAATGTGCTATAACATCCTTGGGAAGACTTCTTCCCGATTTGGTCACACTGTATCTTTAGCCTTCTTCTTTACTGTAGGGGCTAATTCTTCAGCTTTACGACGCATTGCGGCAGCCTGTTTTGCAAGTGCATCTGCTTGGCTACGATAGTACTTTGCTTCAGATTCCGGACTATCAAATGTTGTAGGCTGTGTAGCTGTAACTGTAGCTTCTACTTTAGCAGTTGGTACTGGTTCAGAAGGAGCTTTGGATAGGTCAGCATCTTTGCTAGGAATGTTAGAATCTTTCATAGCCAAATCATCAACAGCAACACCGCGTTGCTCGGCAATAATTTGATTAAGTTCTGATAACAAGATCGAAAATCCCGGAGTAGGAGTCATTTCGATATCGCTAGTTGGAGCCTTGATCAAACGGCCCGAAGCATGTAGTGCTGGCAACATTGTAGCGCCATCTGGGAACTGTGTACGTGCTAAAGCATCTGCAAATTCGCCGGCATCTTGACCAGCACCACTTTCTACTAAGTTAATAATAGCATCATGGTAAATGTCAGGTAAATTCTCAGTTGGAACAATTAGACAGCTATAAGCATCACCTGGCAATGTACGATAAGCCACTAAACATTTTTTATTTGTAGCCTTGACCCGTGCTACGTGTTTAAGTTCGGTAGCCATATTATGCTCCTGTAGCAGGTGCTGGTGCAGGTGCTGGTTGTTGTGCGCCTTCGGCCGGTTGTTGTTTAGCAACCAAATCTAAGAATGCTGTTAGTTTGTTGTAAGTTTGTCCTACTGCAACCATCTCATTTGGTTTAAATGCACCACGTGAGCTAGCAATGTCGATGATAACTTTCATAGCATTAAGATCGTTGATAGTTAGATCAGTGCCAGAAGCATTTGGATCTGTTTGTTGGGGTTGTTGTGCTGTATCAGTCATGGTATCTCCTTAATATAATCTGTACGTATATAATTATCTCTGTGATAAAAATGGACAGGCAATCGTGAAAAAACTTAATTCCTTCTCACTTTCAAATCCTATCACTGTATTATACACAATGGTATTAGTGTTGTCTAGTGCAATACCTTGCCCTATATAATACCTATTATTTAAGTTGTGCTTGATCCACGAGTCTATTGATTTGAGCATGCTCGGGTTATAACGGTCTAATGTAGTATATTTAAAATGTGGACAGGCAAACTCAACCCTCCGCAAGTCGAAATAGTTAAGAGGATTGGGCTTGCCCGTTCTTAGTGCCATATTACGCTGTAACTTTAGCTTGCTCGTAGTATGCGTAT